ATAATCGTCCACGCTGTTCTTGTCCCGATACCCGCTGTTAGGCTTGGCCTTGTCGATCTTCAACATGACCTTACCCACGCCGCCGTCGAAATCCTGCGCCTCAAGCGTCCCTTCCTCGAACCGATCCAGAATGCCAATCGCCTCGCACGCATGACGCAACTTGTGCATCATGGAAGCGAGCAGGTAGTCGTGGATCGTCTGGCTCCCGCCTTCCGGGTGAAACACCTTCAATTCCAGGTGGATCATGTCAGCGCCGGACTTCTTCGAGACCGTATCCTCGTAGTTGACGACCTCGAAGTCGTATGCCCCCTTCGGCCAGAGCGTGTTGCGTTCCTCGGCCTCCTTGACCAGCGCGGCTTCGGATTTCGGCGTGAATGTCATTGCCATGGGTCAGGCTCCTTGGATCAGCGTTTTGAGGTGGGTTATGGCCTTGGCGACGCGCTCCGCTGGCATTTCGGACCATGCCGACACGTCCGCCGCTGCCAACCACTTATCGACCGTGCCATCGGGCAGTCGCACCAGTTCCAGTAGCTTCGTGACCTCGGCCAGTTGTTCATCGGTGGCGAGATCGAGCGGCACGCTGTCGGCTTCGATCACGTCCGCGCCGTATTTGTCGGCGAACCCGCGATAACCCCACTCGAAACGTGAATTGAATGGGAAGGCGGCGAGGCGGGACTTGCGCACCCGTGCCACGCGAGACGCCCCCTCACGGCTTACGTTGAACGCCGCGTCAAGCTCATATTCCAGGCGCGGCCAGCAATCGAACGTGGTGCCGATCTGGACGCGCTGGCCGTTTTCCTTGCCCCATTCAGCGACCTCGCCAGCGATCAGAATCACGTTCATATCCAGCTTCATGAGCCACGAAACCATGGATCGCATGTAGTTGACGGCTGGCTTGCGATCAGCGCCAAACTCGTTCTTCGTGCCGGCGTCCGATAGCCGCTCCGCTTCCCGCGCGATTTCGTTCGCGAACAACTTGGTAATGCTGTCGATCACGAGCGTCTTGCGGTCATGCCGCTCAGACGATAGCGCCCTGATCTGCCCCATGACCTCATCAAACGAAGCCGCCCCATCGTCAGGCCCCAGGTAGAGACCGCCCGATGCGGCCAGCTTGGCGCGGTATTCCGGCTGCGTCGCGCCGCCCTCCACGTCGATCATGTAAACATCCGGGAAGTCCAGCGCCGCCCATGTCTTGCCGACGCCGGAGGCGCCGTAGACCAGGATTTTCGGTTTTCGGGGTTTGATAAGCTCGGGCGCGTGGCCCTTCAATCTTGGCTTGGCAGCCATATCGGATTTCCTTCCGTGAGGTTAACCGTCTCTAAACGGCGATTGCATTTGCGCACGGCACCGCTATACTGTCAATAGTTATTCGACAGGACGAACATGGAAAAGTCAGGCGTGCAACGGATGATCCTGATCGCGGTGCGGGATGCTGGATCGCAATCCCAGGCGGCGCGCGTGCTTGGCGTATCGCGGCAGGCAATCAGCGACGCACTCGGCCCTAAGCAGTTCATTTCGCCGTGTTTGGTGACGGCGCTCGGGTTGGAGCGGATTTGGACATACCGCGTGTTGGCCAGCATCCCCAACACCACGCCCGCATCGGACGCGGCCAAGTGCGAGGCTCGACGATAACCGCCGGATTTCCGCAGCGGCAGAGGATTGGGGATTCGGGACGGTCGGGGTGGTTCATCACGGCAATATCAACGCCATCCGCGCCGCCCGCTTGCCGGTCGCGACGTATCGCGGCTTGGCCTTTGGTGGCGTTTTGTAGGACTTCGGCGCGTCTCCGCGCTTGGCCTCGGCCTTGGCGATGAGGGATGCGACGGCGCCGTCATGGTGCAACGCCAGAAACGCGGCGTTATCCCGAAGCGGGATACCCTCGGCCAGCATCAACAGTCGATACCCCTCGCAGGAGTTGACCCACCCCCACGCATCTCCCAGTCCAATCAGCTTGGCGCCCATAAGCTGCTGATCGCCGCCTTCCTCAATCTTTTTGCCCGGCGCCTTCCACTCGCACCACAGACGTCGGCAATCAGCCGCAATCAGCAATGTATCGGGCGTGCCGCGCCTAACCCCACGGCCAGCCTGTCGCGAGTGTGTGAACTGGCCGGTGGCGGCTTGCCGGTCGAAGGACAGGAACAGGTGCGGCACCGCCACGGCGTCACGGGCAAACAGCATCCCATGGCGCTGGTTGATGTGTTCGCGGTCAATCGGCTTTGCGCGCGCCTGCCCCGTCATCGCGTTGCCGGCCCGACGTGACGCCGGATCAGGTCGGTGATGGCGTCGTGATCCCGTTGCGTCGGTCGGTAGGCGTGGTATTCGCCATGGCCGCCGACGCTCCCGCGTTCCAGGTTGCGCGCCAGGTCTCGGAGCATCGTGTCGCCGGGCTGGGGCAGGTGGTGCAGGGCGGTGATGGTGATCATGCTGATTCCTCCAGTTCGTCGAACATATCAACGGCGCCAGCCTCGGCCGCCAGCAGATTGCGCGTCGCGACCCGGAAATAGGCTTCTTTCAACTCCACCCCGACAAACCGCCGCCGCAACTTCATCGAGACGAAGCCCTCCGACCCGATGCCCATAAACGGCGAAAGCACCACGTCGCCAGGATTGGACCACAGCATCATGGCCCGCTCGATCAGGCCGAGTTGCAGCGGGCAGATGTGCTTTTCGTCCTTGTTCTCCTTGGCCTGCCGCACGTTGAGCGTATCCGTCTGGCGGATGTCCATCCACACCGGAGATGCCCATTGCTGCCACTGTTCCACTGGGAACTTGCGGCTGTCCTGCCCGACTGGCTCCGTGTTTTCGCCTGGCGCGCGGAACACGCACACGTAATCCGGCATCCCGACGCGAGACCGCGTGCTGTCCTTTTGGAGTTGCTTGTAGAGCAGCCCGAGCGCCTTGGTGCGCGTCATCTCGACCACGGGATCTTTCCAGACCGTGATACGCGAATGCAGAACGAAGCCGGCTTCCTCGTGCGCCCGGATAATCATGCCGCTCAGGTCCTTGATCCCGATCACGCCGTCCTTCCATTTGGTGGTCGGGATGTCAGAACAGTGAACCGCGCAAAGCCGCCCCGGCATCATGACGCGCGCCATTTCCTTGAGCAGATAGCCGTAGTGCGTCAGGAACTCCGCATCGTCCGCGCTGTTGCCCATGTCGGCGGCGCTGTCGCTGTAGGTGAACAGGTTGCTGAATGGCGGCGAGTAGACCGAAAAGCCAACGCTTCGATCCGGCATCTGCCGCACCACGTCCACGCAATCCCCATTGTAAGCGGCGAAGCTGTCGCCGTGCTTTTCATTCAGGCAGCGAACGATTGAAGCCATGACGGCAACCTCCCTTTGTGTGTCGGATTGTAAGGCACTTTAACCTCTGACGACTGCCCGATGTTCCGCCGCATCGCCGCAGCCATTGCGGCTTGCATATCAGCATGGCCGGCGGCTTTCTGGTCGATAACGCGCCCGATTTGATCCTCGCCCTCGGCCACGGCTAGATGCACATTGACCGGCTGCGTTTGCCCGAAGCGCCAGGAACGGCGGACGGCCTGATACCATGCCTCATAGGAGAATGACCGCCCCACGAACGCCTGACGGTCCGCGTGCTGCCAGTTCAGGCCATAGCCGCAGATAGACGACTTCGTGATCAGACGCTTGACCTGGCCGGACGCGAACGCGGACAGTGCGTCCTCTTTCCGGTCAATGGAGTGCGATCCGCGGACCTCGACGGCCCCCGGCACCACGCGCGCCAATGCCTCGCTCTCGTAGTCCGTGTCGCACCAGATAACCCATGCGTGGTCCGGTTCGGCCGTCACCAGACCGGCAACCGTCTCTGCCCGCGCATCGGACGTTTGGCGCTTGATGGCGTGCATGTTGGTTGCCGACACATCACCAGCAAACAGCGCCCCGATCGGCGCCCTGATATCTCCCTCGACGCGGTGCCGGATGACATTCAGCGGCGGCAAAACGAACCGCGCGCCATCATATCCAAGATCAGCTGGCGACCGTGCCATGCGCGCCCATGACGCCATCCAGTCCCAGAAGCTCTCCACGGCATGGCCTTTGAGCCGCCAGGTTCCGGTGTCGTTGGTATCGTTCAGGAACCACCGGATAAGCATGTCGCCATGGCTCATGATCCCCAGGAACTCCGAATGGTTGCCTAGCTCGGTGTGATCATTTGGAGCTGGCGTGGCAGTCGCGGCGAGGCGGAACCGGGAGTGCTGAAATGCTGAGATCAGGGCGCGCGTCGTCTTTCCTGAGAAAGATTTGAGGATGGAGCTTTCATCCAGCACGACGGCACCGAATGCCTCCGGATCGAGCTTATCGAGCCGATCATAGTTGCAGATATTAATCCCCTCGCGTGCCTCGGATTGCTCGCGGATGACACGCGCATCGAACCCGAACCGAGCGGCCTCAGCTTCCATCTGCCGCGCCACGGCGAGAGGCGTCAGGATGAGCGCACGCCCATTGGTGGCCTCGGCGCCTTGCGTGGCGAACTCCAGTTCGCAGATAGATTTGCCCAGGCCGGTATCCAGAAACAGGGCCGCGCGGCCTTGTTCGATGCAGAAAGCAGTCGCGGCGGCTTGGAAATCGAATAGGTTTTCATTCATCGGGCGCGGCTTGATGCCGCTTGCCATTACGGTTGGCGCTTTGTTCGCCAAAAACCGTGCATATTCATCGACCATTGATCCCTCTCTATTATTTATTCTCCCCGAAAAATGCGGCCGGTGAGCCGAAACCCACCGGCCAGTTTAGAGGGAGGAAACGTCCAAGTCCGTGCCTATAACCCCCGGCACGCAAGGGGACCGCCCGCCGTCCGTGTGGCAGCGGGGATACAAATAGGTGCCGGGCATTTCACCCGGCCGTCGCATAGCGGGTTGCAGCCGCCTGCGATCCCGGACATCTGGCGACAACACCGCCGGGACAATGTCGGAACCGGCTCTGACAAACCGGTGCCGCCAGGATAGGTGCCGTGGACCAGCGGCGGACCCTCCCCGGCAAGGGAACACTGAGGCAATGACGCCCCCGCCGCCAGACAGAAGGCCGGCCATGACGTGCACCCGAAGGCAACCCCGCCACGACCGACCACGCGCCTCGCAGGTTTCCCATGTGGCCGTCGCACGATGAGCACCAGACGCGATAGGGTGGCGATGCGCCGTTCCGCCAGGACGAACCCGACTGCCGATCCGACGCATCGCCGCGCGGTCATCCCGTCCGCGCATGTGCGCATGCCCGTGCGTGTCGTCTCGCCACGCCTGATAGGGGATGCTCCCGCACAATTCATTGAACAGGCCACCAATCGCGACAGATCAGCGTCCAATTGCTTTCTGGCAGTTCAACAGGCTCGACTTGCCGCGCCAAAATTAGGTCGATCCCGATGGCGGTTATCTGAATGGTCACTGAGCCGTTGTAATCGACTCCTGTCAGCCACGTTCCGACCATCCAGCCGTTTGCACGGCATGTGTCGGCGTCGGAGGGTGCGCATATGTTGTTGACAATCATTGCAACGCCACAACGCCAGCATCCCGAACCGCGCCAACGTCCTCGGCAAGCTGGATCGTCTCCCGCCAGTGCGGCGCCGCGACAAGCAGCGGATGCTTGGCACACTCCGGGCACATGGGCGCATCGGGTGGCGGTTGGTCGGAACAGAGGCGGCAGGTCATGTCAGTGCCCCGCCAGCGCCAGGACCACAGAAACGGCCAGAGACCCACCCATCGCGAGCAATCCCAGGACCGTCAACACGACGGCGCCGAGGTTCGGGCGGTAGTGGTCATCGGGGTCGGTCATGCCGTCACCTTCTGCACCAAATCCTGCGGCTGCACCGCACCGCCCGTGATTTTCGTAATTGCCACGGCGGTCGCCAGTTCCGGAGACCGAACTTTGCGGCGCCAGTTCCAAACGGTCTGCACCGCGACCCGATCGCCGGTTTCCGCCGCCAACTGTTCGGCGAACGCCGCCAAAGTCAGTTCCGATTTCGTGAGGTATGCGTCTAAATCCATGCCGTGACATTGCCGCTGACCCCGATCCCCGTCAAGAGGATTTTTATTCGCCATGGGTAAATTCATGGTTGACGTATCCCCATCACGGGGACAGTATGACGCCACCAACAAGGAGACGCAGATGCCACGCAACATGAAAGTCGAAGCCATGATCGACGCTGAACGCAACACGCCCGCGTAAGCCGCGCCCGTGCCATCGGCGCGCTTTGCCATCCGCAATCTTTCGGTGCTGGCCTATGCCAACGGCTTCACGCTCTGGCACTACAGGGCCGGCAAGCTGCGCTGCGATGACGTGGCGGCGGATGGGTTTTTTAATGACGCCCGCGACATGGTGGCGGCCGGCGACATGATCATGGTGTCTACGACTGATAGCGGCCGGGTACTGGTGGTGTCTCGGTCGGACGTGGATATGGTGACGACGGCGGGGGCGGTGTGATAGCCGACAACCCCAAACTCACCGCCGCTGCTATCGACGTTATGGTGGATGCGCCGGACATTGCGGCGATGAGCGATGAGCAACTCGCCATCGCCCTGATAGCGAAGCGATTCGACGCGCCGGCCGGGCATGTCGAACGGGAGTGGCGCGCTTACGGGTCCGACCTGCACAGCAGCGCCCTACGCATGGCCCGCTACGTCCGCACGCTGATCCCGCCCGCGCCGATGCCGGTGGCGCGGGTGCCGGTGGCGATGGCAAGCCACGACGGATTTCTCTCAATTGCTTGCAATGATGGGACTGTATGGTGGCTAGACGATCCGGGGGGAGTCTGGGTGGCAGACGCGCCCATCCCCCAGCCCATCGCCGCGACGCTAACACAATTCGGGACGGGCGGTTCCGGCATTCATATTTCCGATCGCCCTCATCCAGAGGCGCAGGATCGTGACCGCGTCGAACGGCAAATGGCCGATAACCAGGCCGCCGCCGAACGCGCGCTGCACGACCACGACCCGGTGCGCGAGGCGGCGCCGGAGTTGCTGGCGGCGTTGAAAAACGCGCTTGGAGTGATGGACCGATACAACGGACATCACGAGGTTAAGAACCGTGTTGCTGATGTAATCGCCAAGGCGGAAAATCGCACATGACCCACCCCTACGCGTTCGAGGCCGACCCGCCATCCACCGATGGCGAGCGCGCGCAACACCTGCACGACGAGCGCCGCGACTTGGCGCCGGCTGGGCTGCATCTCGTGCCGCCGCTGGCAACGTGGGACATTCATGCGAAGCTGATGGCGGAGATTACAAAGACCACTGACCGTTGCAATCGCATCGGACGATTCTTTGACGACGGACGTTTGGACGGCCTGCGCGCCGCCTATTGCATCGTATTCGGAGAGGACGCACCATGACCCCGGACAAAGAAACCTACCTCGGCGACGGGCTTTATGCGTCGTTCGACGGGTGGCAATTCACACTCCGTGCGCCAAGGGCGGATGGCGACCATTGGGTTGCACTAGAGCCAAGCACATTTGCGTCGCTACTTGCGTTCCGCAACAAAATCATCAAGGGAGAGTAGAATGGCGAAGAAAATGGTTTGCTTGATTGGATACCAGGAATGGGTGATAGCGCCACAGGATGCGCTGATCCTACTGGACATCGCCGACCGCGCAATCCCGGTGACGCACTCGCGAGACTACAAAAGCAAGGTCATAGAGACCGGCCGCGATCCGTTCGTCACTGCGTTTTCTTTGCACGAAATCGTGGACCCCGAGCCGCCTGCGCCACCGGAACCGGAAGTCGAGGCGCAACCGCCCGCGCCGCTGCAAATCACTGAGCAGCGCAAGATAACACATGACGATACGCCGTTTTAGGGAGTGCACTCCATGACCACCGCCGCCATGCACCGCGCCCGGTCGATCCTGACCGCCGCCCGGGCCGAGGTCGCCAAGATCGTGAATCAGGACGATGCGATCCCGTGGACGTTGCTCGACGTGGATCGCGTCATCACCGACCTGGACAACCTGATCGAGGCCGAGGAAGCGCACCCGGACGCGCCCGTGTTTGTGGATTTCCCGATGCAGGAGATGATCCGTGCATAAAACCGCCGAGGAACTGGCCGCGCTCTACACCAGCTCCCGCACACCGCTGGACCTGTCCCGCGCGTGGTATGACACGCTCAGGGACCGCGCGCCGATGATGCGCACACCGGATTGGCAGGTGTGCGCCGATGCGTTTATGACGCGGCGAGCGTGGTTCGATGAGTTGACCGGCGACGGGGAGCGCGGCGCATGATCGACCTCCCCCGCCTGGCCGCGCTGGCCGAGGCGGCAACTCCTGGGCCGTGGAAGACTGCTATAACGGACGATACATTCGTGACGTCCTACCATACTGATATCGCGGAAATGTATGGAGATTACGATACCGATTCTGAAATCATGGAGGCCAACGCCGCCTACATCGCCGCCGCCGACCCCACCACAATCCTGGCTATGATCCGCCGGTTGCAGGCGGCGGAGGCGGAGGTGCTGGCCGCCCGCAAGGTGGTGGAGGCGGCGCGGATGCAAGTCAAGATTGCCCAGGAAACGCACATGGAATGGGACCGCGACAACGAAAGCCGCGTCGGCAAGTTGCTGCTCGCCATGGCTGGCCACATTCCAGGGTATCGCCCTGAGACCGACGCAATCCATGCCGCCCTAGCCGCCCACGACGCGGCCGAGGTCGCGCGGAAGGAGGGGGATGCAACATGAGCGATTGCGCTAACTTCATTGCGTTTTGCAACGCGGTTGGAAATGACGCCGCTAGCAAACTGATCGACAGGATATGCGACGCACAGGCAGGTGACAAAAGCGACGGCATACGCATCTCTACCGCCCATCGGCATGACGCCATCAACTATACGCTCGAAGGTGAGGCCGAATACGAAGGTAAAACCTACGCCTTCCTGATCGACAATGGAAACTGGAACGGAACCGTTGTGCGTGAATGGGGCAATCCCGAGAATGCCCCGAGTTATGAACCGCCACCACCGCCACGCTATGAGGCTATCCCGCAAAACGAGGGGTTGAAGCAAACCCATCCCGGATTGTGGGCGGTTTATCTTCAATGGCGGCAGCAGGATTGGTTTAAGGACCTAGTGCGCGGCTACAACTATGACAACCATTTTGCGCCGGGAAATAAGACCGAGAGATATTACCGTGAGATGGCTGCGAAGCGCGGCTTAAAAATAGTGCTGGTCGATCAGGATTGGACGCCATGACCCCCGACCAGATCAAAGCCGCAGCGATCGAGGCAGCGGCGGAGGCGATGTATCTCCGCCAACAGCTTATCTTTTCTCCCGGCGCTCGACGATCATGGGATGACGCGATTACGGAAACGAAAACCGAGTTTCTAAAATACGCCACCGCCGCCATCGAAGCCTACGAGCGCACGATGGTGCGGCCGTTGGCGGATGCGCCGGCATACGATCCATCAGGGCACCGGACGCGCGTGCTTTTGTGGGTGCCTGGGTGGGCAGTGTGGTGCCAAGGGGCCGTGCACCGCACGAAAGACAACGCCCCGCGCGCGTTCGTCGCAGGATGTCCATGGGATGATGATGATTTCCCACTGTTCCGCTTATTCCCCGACGCACCGGAGGCGAAGCCATGACGCACACCGAGCATCAAGCCGTCCTACAAGCCCTTCACGACGCCATGTTGCAGATCGAATACATTTACGAAAAGTTTCAGAAAACCGGAACTGGTGAGCAAGTTCTGGCGAGATTGCGGTCGGCAATCACAATCATGGAGATGAACTGATGACCGACGCTGCCACCCCAGCCGCCATCGCGCGGCGCCTGACCGCCCGGCAGCGGGAGGCGTTGCTTTGGCTGCCGGCGGATGGGGCTTCCATTGGTTGCCTGACGTTCCCGCCCGGCGCCGATCCAGCCATGCTGCAATGGATCGTGGTCACAGACTGGATGCGGGTTAACCTAGCAGACAACCGTGACGAGATATTGCGCTACCGCCTCACCCCCCTCGGCCGCGGCGTGCGGGAAGCGGTGGAGGCCGGGAATGCCACCTGACACCCGCCACCCCTGCGCCGGCCGCACCCTCGCCATGGCACGGTGCTTCGACGCCATCGCCACCACCGGCCGACCCGTTGGCGCGGGGAAAACGCTGGCGGCGCTGTTGGTGCATAAACTGGTGCGGCGCTGCGGTTTTGTGCACATTCAAGAGGGAGGAAGGTTGGTTGCCGACGCGGCATACGAGCCGACCGACGAAGCGCGGCGGCAGTGGGATGCGTGGAAGGCTACCCTTTCACCGCCTCTATAAGCGCCCGCTCCAGCGCGATCTGGGCGGCATTGGTGGCGCTCATTGCGCTTTGAGTGACCACCATCACCCCCAAAACAACCCCACCACAAACCCCACCATAGCCGTCGTGCACGCCACGCACCGCACTCTCAAGGCCCGTCGCGCCAAAGCATCCACCGAGCCAAGGCACCCGACATGACGCCACCAACCGTCCCGCTCAGGGCTTGAATGATCCACTTCCCGATCTCTGCTCCGACCGTCGATCCAAGCCCCTCGGTTGCCTTGCGTGTCGCCCATCCTGCCATCTCCTTTGCCCGCGCTTTGATACGCCAGGGTTTTCGCTGTATCTGCACAGACAATCTCCACGGTAGCCCCCATAAAGACAATACCCCGGACAGCACCATATGCCGCCATTTTCACGGGCGGTTCACGATGCGCTAACGATACACCGAGCGGCGCCAGGTTTGCCCCAACTGCCTCACGGTGGACTCACAATCCAGCGGCGCCCCAACCCGTCGCGTGATCGCATAGTTTAGAAGCGAGTGCCGCTCGCCATCCAACTTGCTCCAGTTGATGTGCCGGATGTGTTGCTTTTCAGGGTGAACCCCTTGGTTGTTTCGGAGCTATAGGACACGCTGGCCCCTGGGCCGCCAGACCATCCAAAAGTGATGTTGATGGATGTCAGTATTGCGAACTCAAACGGGAATACAACCGCGTCCGATCCGGTCAAAGGTGAGACTGACCCAGTTTGGATCATGTTGCCGTCCGGAAACACCTGAGCCAGACTGCCGCCCGTGACGGTTGGTTTTACGCGCTCGAACTGGCTGTTGTTGACCACCTGATCTCCGACCACACCATCGGCCGCAGTTACGGTGCTGCTGAATGCCGCCGTGGTGCCGACCAGCTTTCCCGTCATGGGCGTCTGACCATCGGCCGCGACCGATCCCGTCAGGGCGGTGGCGATGTCGGAGAAATCGTTGTTGACCGGCGCGGCGCTGATCGTCGTGCCGTCGATGAATGGGCTTTCGGGTAGGGAGTAGGTTCCTGAGCCGTTGCGCGGCATGGCTGGTGTCCTTATGGTTTCACGGAATTGGCGCGCTGCTCGTTGATGAGCGCGTCTGCAATCCCTCGGTTCGGTATTGCGGGATTGCCTTGGTATTTTGACAAATCGGGGTTGTGGTGTTGCAGCAACCGACTGAGTGACGCCTTCGTGTCAAAGTGCTTCGACGCGGCATTGACCAACAGGTTCCCAACGCCAAACGGGATTGTCGTGCCCGCCACGACATGCGCCAAGGGCATCCCGATGCGCTTGGCTACGTCATATGCGTTCTGCACAGTGTCTGACCCTGGCGCCCTTGCCAGTTGTTCTGCCGCCGCCGATCGCTGCAAGCTCTTGTGCATCGCAACCAGCTTTTCCCACACGTCATCCGGGATGGATTTTGCCTGATTGATGCCGGGGGCCGCTCGGTCCGATGCGATGTCTTTCATGAAGCGGTCAAACCGGTGGAAGGCAACCGTTCGGCTTGGACCTTGAAACAGTTTCGGGACCGCTTCTTGAAGAAGTTCCATCACGTCAATGGGCTTCGACGCATTGGCAAAGTTGGCAAGGTATTGCTTGAAACCTGGGGCGGCGGCTTCGATCGAAAGATCAAGCGCATCTTTAACCGCCATGAGCGCGGCTTCCGCCCGTTTGTTGAGCGGCTTTTCCCTTTGAGCCTCTTTGCTTAAAAGATCGTCAATGTGCTTTCGAACGCCATAGAGCATTTCGGGATCTGTGATGTGCTTGCCGTCGGCGTTGGTCAATTCGCCCGTCACGCTGTCCAACGTGCTGCGAACCAAAGGCCGCCGCCCATCCGGTCCGGACTTTATGCCGGCGGCAACATCGAAAACCGGCTGAATGTCCGCTTCACCCTTGTTGGCCCACGTCGCCTTTAGGTCTTTCGTGGCTTGCTCGGCCCGAGCTTCGATTGCTCGATTGGCGATAGTCGGGGTCCCGGCAACGTCCGAAAAATAGTCGTAATATCGCTCTGCGTTATGCAATTCCCGGTCCGCGATGGCCTGGGGATGGTCAAGCCTCAAAGACTTGGCTTCCCGCGACACGGCGGCATTCTGCTCAATCTCCGCTTTGGTCGGTAGGACGCCCGGCACGTATTCCGTGGTATCGCCTGGGATGGGCGTGTCCATCATCTGCGACCGCTCGCCAGTGGCCCGTGAGGCGGCTGCTTCGCGTGGCGCCATCTCGACCATGGCCGATGGCGTTCCTGCCGCGCTGAGCGATTGAGGCTCTGACGTGATCCGCATTTCTGGGATGGGAGCGCCAGCGGGCGGCAGTGACGGAGGAAGCACCGAAGACGGTGCAGATGGAGGCAGTGACGGAGGTGTGTATCGGTTCCTGGCATACAGATCGGACAAAAGCGAGCCATGCTCCGCCATCTGCGCGACAGCGCGGCCAGTTCCAGCGGCAGGTGATATGCCGGCACCAAGCCCGAGAGCATCCAGCGATGGGTCAGTAAGCCGTATCGACAACGGGTTTCCGGACTCGTTCATTTTTACTCGGCCTTGGCCGATGTCCATGACGCCAAGCAATGTGCTTTTCAGCATACCGGAAAGCGATAGTCCCTCCGGGGTTGACCACTTTTCAACGGAGGCCCGCGCCTGATCCGTCGTTGGCAGCGTGCCAGGGTTGATCGTGCCGGTATGCCGCGCAAAGCGGTTCGGCATGACGATGGATGCCGCCTCGGCGTTTACAACAGGATCGGGGGTTTCTGGCGGCTTTCTTGTTGTAGCCGATGACAGGTATTCCCCCACCGCTCGGTCAATGACGGCATCGTCCGTCCCGTCCGGGAATTGAAGAGATGTGCCATCCTGCATCCGGGCTTCTATCATTGCGCCACCCTCTTGCCGTTTGCGTCGTATTGGATGACGCGTGGCGCGGAAGCTGGGGTTGAATTTGGCGCCGGGCCTCGCTCACGTGCTGGGCCAAGCTCTGGAACGCGAGATTGGGCTGGCCCAGACGATGCCCGCATTTCCATAACAGCCGTGCGCCTGTTCTGTTCCTTTTGTGCAAGCACCAAGGCGGAGTCGCCTATTTTGGGGAAGTATTGCTTATCTGCATTTTCAAATTCAGATGGTTGAATGTTCGCGCCTGACTCCCTTCGCAGAGTTGCGTTGATAAAATTGCGTTTTGCCTGTTCCAACGACTGATACTCGGCCGAGGATGTAATGTTCCCGATGATCGGGATTTTCCCCCTGGCCGCTTCAATGGAACTTGTGCCCACGTGCTCTAATTTCGATATAATCCCCTCGGCCTCAGTCATGCGATGACTATATAAAGCGGCTTTCGATTGATCTTCCGTCGGGAGTTTCCCCTCCTTTTCCGGGACAGACCCAATGCGGTTGCCCAAAGTCCCATTCGGCTTGAGAACAAACAGCGCCGGCTTGCCATTTTCGTCCTCTACGGTGACGTAAGATGGCACTTTGTTGGCAAAGTTATCAGCCCTGTTCTGAGCGCGCTCGGTTTGCGCGTCGGCACGGTTCTGTTCCGAGATCTTCCGGTTCTCCAATCGCACCCGCTCTTGCTCTGCTAGGCGATCCAGCCGATCCGCTTCATGCAGATACCCTTGCGCGCGGCTTCGGATAACCGAGTCCGGGTCTCCCAATCCGGCGTTCCCCCTCGCCCGCATTTGCGCCGCCCTGCCTTGCAGCGCCTCGATATCAACCCCCGGCGTAACGGTGGACGTGGCGCCGATCATGGTTTGCGGTCCCGTTGCCGATGGGGGCGCCCCTGGAGCTCTACTGCCGGGCTGATAGCCAATGTTGTAGAAGCGATGCCGCCCGATGTCTTGCGCTTGTCCAGTGGCCCAGGATGGCGTCTCACGGCCCAATGCTGCATGTGCAGTCGGGCTATAGAAGTGCGTGGCTCCATTCGTTGGGTCAGGCGCGACGCCACCAAGAACTGGCGCGATATTCGCCAAAATACGCTGATATTCAGGAGAATTTGGGTCTAGCTTTTCCAGTTTGGCGCGCGTGGTCGGATTGTTCCATGGCTCAAACTGGTTTGGTTTGAAAATAACAGATGCGGCATCCTCCCCCGACTGTTTCATCCGGTTCTGAATAACCGATGCAACCGCCCTTTGTCCTTCCGGCGGCTCGCCCGCCGCTTCGCCATGCACCGTCCGAACGATCTGATCGGTCGCTGGGTCTATGCCATTCGGAAGGTTGGCCGCGACAAACGGCCGCAAATTGGCAACAGGTGCCGGTGGCGCGATAGGCTGCCCCGCCACCATCGCCGGCATCCCAGACAACGGCGGTTGCGTAGGCTCAGACATGCCGCCCATATATTCTTGCCGGCGCTTTTCCTGATCCTTGCCGATCTCGTCCATCTTGCTATCGGCAAACCGCGCCTCATACCCGCCCATCAGCGCCTGCGCCAACCGGCTGAGACCCTGCAACGGATGCTGGATCGGAGATGCGTCCACCCCCGATTGCATCAACTGTTCAGCGAACCGCCGCTGCCGCAGGATGGAGGCAAGCTGCGGATTGGCAAGCTCCAACATGCCGATGTCTTGGTATGCCATCTCATGCGACCTTCCGGTAATCGACACCAAGGAAACCGCCGCCAATGTCGCCAACAGCGTCAGGGCGAACCTTGGCGACGTCCTGCGCCATGACGCCGATCTGATGCGGACCGCCCGCCTTGTATCGGTAGGCATAGAGCGGCAACCCTCCGTCCGTCTTGCCGACGCGGCGGATGTCGGTCTTTAGGCGGCGGTCGGATGCAAGCAGTGGTGCCATCGTTGCATAGGCGGCGGGGCCGTATTTGATAGCCGCGCTTCCGAGCGTTCCCGCCAGACTGGCAAGCCCACCCATAGCCGCCCCAGACCGCTGTTGCGCCGAATTGTAGGCGTTCAACTGACCCGCATAGTTGCTGTTCACAGCCCCGATATAATCGGTCGGCGCCACCTGCGTTTGAGGCGTCTGCTGCAATTGCGGCACCCCGACCTGTTGCCCGGTCAGCAACGCCGCCGCCTCGTTGGTCGGTTGCGCCCGCAGCGCCAAGGCCGTCTGCATGGCCTGCGTTGCCTGATTGCCCTGCCCGCCAGCAAGCGATGCAATCTTGGCCTGCTCGTCGAGCGGGATCGCGCGCAACTGCCCGGCCTGGCCGATGGCCTGCCCGGTCAACTGCTCAGCGTTCAAGATCGTCTGCTGCCGGCTATCGTTCTGAGCTTGGTTCATCTGCGTGTAGGCGCGGTTCCATTGCTCCGAACCCTCGGGAACGCCGCTGTTCAGCAACCTTGTGCGAAGCTCATCCTCTTGCTGCTTGAACTGCGGTTGCAACCGGCTGTTCGCCGCGTCGATGGCCTGCTGACGCACCGAACCGAAGTCTGTGTTGAACGGCTGCGAGGCGATCTGTCCGGCGCGTTGCGTGGCGCCCATCGACGTGCCAAGCGCCACATCTCCGGCGCCCTGATAGTCGCGGCCATCGAACGGCGTGGCAAGCATCCCAGACACCGTGCCAAGCTGGCGGTTCGCCGCCTCGCCATAGGTGGTTTGCGCTTCCTTTGACAGATCATAAAGCCGTTGATTTTCCGGTGACAACGAAGTCGTCATCGTGTAGCTATCAATATCGGCAGGCTTTTGACTTTCGTAATACTTACGAGCGCCAACGTCAGACCATTCAGTGTCGCCGCGTTCCGCCGCTGCCGCCCGCGCGCTCTCGACCTGGGAATTGACCCAGTTCACACCGCCAGGATCGGCCGAGTTGTTGCTATAGGTGATGGACCCGTCCGGTCCCACCTGATTGACGCGGTTCAGCGCCGCCTGGGTCCGGGCCGTCTTTTCGTTCATGACGCCTTGGGCTTGCGCCGTCGCCACCGGATCGGGCGGGGGAGGTGCAGAACCTCCGCCACCGAGAAACCGCTTGCGGTGCAGGCCCAGAACCGGCCGGTCTACCCCGGCGACACGATGTGTCCGGCGTTCGGTGTTCATGCCGCCTCCTGCGTTTCACGTGGGCTGGCCCACCGGCTGCGATCGTATTCGCCGCGCATCATCGACCACACGCCTGCGTGAGCTTTCTGTGCAAAGTGGTGACGCAACACCGCCTCTTTCGTGAGGCCAGCGTGAGCCGCGAACTTCTCGGCCGGCCCGTTCCCGATCTGGATATGGCACACCATCTTGCGCGCCTCGACCTGGCAGAACGGGTAATGCAGCAGCCCCGCGATGATATCCGGCCGGCACCACCGGATCGGGTGCGCCACCGACACGGCGGTAAGCTCGATCTGCCCGTATTCGCGCAGGTAATCGTGAAAGATCGCCACCGCGAGCAACCGCCGGCCGGTCCCATCCACGATCCCAATCGGCATAGACATTTCCGGCGTAAGGCGACCGGCGCGCGGCAAGTGGCGAACCGCCCATCCAATCAGCGCGGCCTTTTGGGTCTCGGCAGGAAAGAACAGTTGCGGCATTAGATGGCCCACCCACGTTCATACATCAGATCAAAGCTGTTCATCCTCACACTGATGGTCTGCGTCGAAACCAGCATGTGAATGCCAACACTGTAGCCGATACCGGACACCCCCGACCACACCCGCTGCAAGGTAAACGCTTCGCCGCCCCACGTAGAGGTCCCCCACACACCCGACCCCCACACACCCGACGCTGGCGAGTTGCTATTGACGGTGGGCAGCGGTGACGTGTTGGCAAAATCCACATCAACCCCAAGCGAATAAGTCAATCGCCCATTGGTTTGCAGGACCGGCCGGCACATCGTGAACCGCTTGTTGGCGCCTCGGCCGCCGACATATTGGAAGCTGCCGATATATTTGGCCACCACGTCCGATCCGCTATCCCCCACGCCCGTGAGCGCCTGATAGATCATGCCATCGGCGCCGCCAAAATAGAGGCTCTGATCCAGCAACCCCCAGCAATAGGCGTTCATCCCCTTGAACCGGCACCAAGCGCCCGTGGTCGTATTCGCCACGAACTGCCAGAACACGGTGGCCGATTGCGGGACATTGACGATCATCATGGACTGATCGGTGAACAGCATCCCTTGCCATCCGGGCAAGGTGCCATATTGCGCCACGGCGGTTTGAGCCGCGTTCGCGATCTTGGCGCCCAGAGTGGTCGAACTCGCTCGGGTCGATCCATACAGCAGGTATTCGGTCAGCGGCTGAATGCCATCGGCGCAGATCAGCACCATGTCGGGCCCGGTTTTCATGAGGCACCGAGGCCCCGCCACCGGGATACCGACATTGAACACGCCGGTCAGCACCCAATTTGCCGCCGGATCGTCGCCGGAATACAGCAGGACCTCGCCCTTGGTTGTGACCGCCACGAACAGATCATCCGCCGCTCCGGCGCCGCTATCCCGCGTCCAAGCGCCGATGGCGGCGATCTGTCCGCCTTTGCGGCAAAACGGTCCGAAATCAAACTCCGTCACCGCGCCCTGATAAGCGCCGGCCGTGGTGTACCAGACCGACAGCGTGCCCTCCTCGACGAAGAACACGCGAGCGGCATAGAGCATCACTTGAGATACAGCGGCCTCGGCCACGCCAACCAGAACGAGCGGCGTGATGGTGGCACCGTCGTATGCCCAGCAGTCATCCAGGCCCGACGCATTCGCCGCCAGTAGGCGCGGGACGCCCGCGCTGGCATGGTTTGTCCATGACCACACATCGGAGTTGTAGCCGGTCGCCAACGCCGCCCCGACCGTGCCCGTGGTCACATCGTAGATGGAGCCGCCGGCCGCCGCGAGCATTTCTGACGTGGAGCCGCCGGAGTAGCTGAACAAAGTCTGCACCGGGTCGGTTTCGGTCGTGTCGGCGAACGCAATCGACCCTTCCCGCATCCGCGCATACCCGGTTTCAGGAAACCAGTTGTCCAGCTGGCGCGCATCCTCTGGCGGCATTCCGTCCAGAGGGTCCCGCGTATTCCAGCCGCCGGTGGGCGCCGGAATGGAGACGGTATCGCCCGGCCCTTTCGGCGGCATCAGCGCGGCCCATACCCGTTGTCAGGGATGTTCCAATAATTCAGCAGGAAGTGCGCATTCCGCCGGCCCGACAGGCTGAGTTTCCCGTTGCCTCCGTCTTGCGCCATGGCGATGGAAAGCGACTGCTGAAACCGCTGCGTGAGCTTGCTTGTGTCCATCCCCTTTGCGTCGAAGAATTTGACCTTCAACCCGTTGATCATCACCCGATCAGGGAAGATGTTGGTGTCAAGGTCGTGCTCCATCTGCGCCACGGGCGTGCCGATATAGTCGGTGGCCCAGTAGATGGAGTTGTATTCGTAGACCATTGTAAGCGACGGGTCGTTCGACCCAGGAGGAGGCCAAATGCGCCAAGCGCCAGGAAGCCGCCCGATCTGCCGCCAGTTGCGCCTTGGCGACGTGGTGACGATCCCAGACCGCAGGAATTGATCCATCTGCGGCGATGTCGGCCCAAGCAACTCCCATCGGTTCGACCTGTCCCACCAGGTCGTGGCGACATAGCTCTGAAAATCGACCGGGATAGGATAGGTGTCCTTGGCGAACGTCAGCGTTACCGTGGTCGCGGTGTCCGTCGCCTCTTCGGAAATCGTGATCTGCGTGGCGCTGTCCACACTCAGCACGCGCGCTGATGGCACAAGGCCAACGCCCGTCACAACCCACGTTGTCGCCTCAATCGCGGACGTGTCCGGGATGTTGGTGATAACGCCGCTGCCTGCGGTCAGATCGCCCGTGGACGATATCGCCACCTCGGTCGTGACGATGTTTTCGGTCTGCTGCGCGGTCCACGAATGTTGCTCTTGAAGCTCGTCCCCCAATTGGTTGATGAGCGCCATCATCTGTTGGTCAATGGCATCGCTGGACGATGCGATGCTGGCCGAAGTCGGGAATAGCCCCAACTCCGACCGCGCCGCATTGACCAGTTGCAGGAGCGTCCGCGTTCCCACGGATCACGCGATACGATAGAGCGTGTAGTTGTTCGACGATGTTCGCCGCGCACGGAATATTCCGCTGCTTTGGTCCGTCGCCGCCGCGTTCGATGCCACCACCATGTTGCCAACAAGCGTCCAGTTGGTGTTGGTCGTGATGGTGATGTCCTCGGCCGCTACCGTCGAGATGTTGATGACGACGAAATCAAAGGCATAATCATCGGCGCTCGCGACCGGAAGTATCGCCTGCCAGGATGTCGCAGTCGGAAGCTGATAGTTCGCCGCCGCGCCGCCGCCCTGGTTGGCAGTGATGATCCCGGTTGCCAGTTCCGCCGCCGTCAGGGTGACGGCCACGGTTTTCGCGGTTGGCGTCGGCTGCAACACCATCCGCATACGGCTGTTCTGGATGATGCCGGCTAGTCGGCCGGAAGCCGCGTTGATGGCGGTCATCACGACAGAGCCGCCGTCTCCGGTGCCGGTTGAAGTGCCGATTGTCAGGTTGATCGCCCCAGCGTTGCCATCGGTAGACGTGGCCGCACCAGACGTGAGGGTGATAGCCCCACCGTTGCCGGTAGCACCTGCCCCCGACGCCCCGCCGGTGACTGCAACGGCACCGCCAGTGTTTGTGCCTGCACCGGCGCCACCGATAAGGCTCGCGGAGCCGCCCGTGCCATTGGTAGACCCAGCGGCTCCACCACGGACCGTTGCTGCGCCGCCAGTGCCCGTTGCGCCAGCCCCGGAGGCGCCGCCCGTGACGGTGACAGCCGCGCCATTGCCAGTGCCCGCGCCTGCGCCGCCGGTAAGCGAAGCAACACCACCCGCGCCGTTCGTCGCCGCCGAAGCCCCGCCGGCCATTGTAAGCGCCCCGCCCGTGCCAGTCGCACCTGCACCCGATGCGCCACCCGTGACAGTGACAGCCGCACCCGCACCGGTCCCGGTCGATGTGCCGCCAGCGATGGCGACAACGCCGCCGACACCGTTGGTCGCACCCGACGTGCCGCCCGCGATTTGGACATACCCCGCCGATCCAGCCGACGAACCATCGCCGCCGAGGATCGTGATGATGCCGCCAGTGCCGGTGCCCGACGACGTTCCGCCGACCATGTTGACAGCGCCGCCGTTGCCGTTGGTCGACAGCGCCGCCCCAGAGGCGATGGTGACAGCCCCACCGTTACCAGTGGCGCCGGTGCCAGACGCACCGCCCGTGAGAAGCGCCTGGCCGCCAGACGAAGCACCAACACCAGCGCCGCCTTGAACGCGAGCGATACCACCCAAGCCAGACGTGGTGCCGCCGTTGCCGCCCAAAACCTGCCCGGTGCCACCATTGCCAGTCGCGGTAGGCGTGCCACCGATAAGCGTCAGTGTGCCGCCCTGCACCGCACCGGAGCCGGTTGCGGTCTTGCCGCTGATCACGAATGGCGATGGTGATGCTTCTGGCACACCGGTCAAACCACCGAGGGTAATGAACAACCCCTCTGGATTGCCGTTGACCCAAAGGTTTGCCATTTGCGCCGGAAACCCAAAGGTCATCAGCGCCGTGATGGATGTGGCTTGCGTCATGCCGCCGCCCCTTCCTTGGCCATGAGTTGCGCGACCTGCGCCTGCAACTCAGCGATCACGCGGTCCTGTTGCTCTTTCATTGCGATCAGGGCGGCGGAACGGGCGTTGTCGCCGGCCGTCTCCATGAACCGCTGAGCCTTCAGCACCATCTCCCGCGCCCCCATCCCCAACTTGGCGATGCCGGTCTCTTGCAGCTCCGCGAGCTGTTCGACGGTGTGGATGGACACCATCCGCATCCGGTCAACCATGTCCGGCTCGTTGGGATAAAGCGTCGCGATCGGGATACCATCGGGCACCTGCTTGCGCCCATCCTGGTAGGCCGCCCACTGCGACGGAAACCGCATCTTGTCGATTTCCGTCACTTCGTGGGTTGGCGCCCAGAGATTGCGCTCGCCGGACTGCCAGATGCGAACCATGTCCACACCGATGAACGGCGCTTCGCCATTGGCGATGGCGGCATTCCCGTTGCGAACCGACGCGCGGTAGAACTCGGCATTGGAGCGGTTGCCGTAGCTGACCACCCCGACTTGCCCGCCAGGACCACCCCACTGGATGTCCTGGCTTGGAAGGAACTCGCTCATCAGTCGTTGGCTCCCACCGAAAGGCCCGTTAGGATCGCAATCCCGACGTTGGCAGCCGCAGTGGCGTTAATGACCCCGCCACTGACCGCAACGCTGGTGCCGCCAGCGGCAGTTGTCGTAAGCCGCCCCGCCGTGGCGCCAGTATGCAGCGCGGTGAAGGCCGTCGAGCCGGTGGCGCAGTTGATGGAGGCGTTGTAGCCCGCGACCTGCATCCACAGGTATTGCCCGGCTGTCCCGGTCGCACCCGCAATGCCCAATCGCTGCCCGAGCTTGGACAGTGCCAGCGTGTTGGTGACGGCCTTGACCTCCCACGTGCTGTTCGTGGTGACGATCAACGCATCACCGACCGTGCAGGTCGATGCGGCTTCGAGCATCACGAAAATCCAGGTGCTGCCGTCGCTGCCTTGCACATGCGTGCCTGGAGTGAAGCCACGACCGGGATATTCCGGCGTGGTTGCACTGAGCGTGTAAGCCTGCGCGAAGTTGATGCCGCCAAGCGGCGTATTGACGTATGCGGTCATTGGATCAGTCCTTCAACACGCCCTGGAGGGAGCAGTTGCTGATAGTCATGTTTCCGGCCCACCCGATTATCTGAACCATGGCATCCTGATTGATGCTCATGCGATCATCGCCAATGGGAACGCAGTTGCGGCGCGAATGCGGGCGGTAATGCAGATACTTGCTGTTCAGCATCCACAGCCGATTGGCCGGCGAACCGCCGACCGCACCAGCGCCCGCCGCGCCGAACGTGTTGCCGTCCGTGGTCGTGCCCTGGAACCCGCCGTCCAGAACAACCTTCATGCGGCGCCCGGCGCCCATGTAGTCGATGTTGGGGAACTCGGCCTTGGTCAACGGGCTGTTGGTGTCTTCGATGCGCTGGATCGCTTCGAGCGACTGCACGAAGTAATTGAACCAAGTGTTGCCCGTGATCGCGATATCCGGCCCATCTGGGCCGCGCATCAACTGCATTCCCAGGGCGTTCATGTAGTTTCGGATGTTCGCGCTGCTGACCGCGGCGCCGCCATCGGCCACGCCCGCGTAGACCTTGTTCTGCCAGAACGGGAACAGCGCCCGGTCAATGCCGCCAACGGTGCCAGAGGTCGGCGTTGCCGATACCAGCGTCGCCAGCCCGCCCATCTGCCCCGTGATCGTGCCATCCGAATACATATCGTAGGCGAGGCCGTTGGACATGGTGTCATAGGCGTTGCTGATCCGAGACCGCAGCAACGGAATGATCTGTTCGGCGCCCGCGTTCTGCAACTGCTCCAAGCCGGAGATGCTGATCGCCACGGCTGCCTGACGGATCGCGAACTCGGCCGCGCTGATCGTGTCGGACGGTTGGACGTTCAGCAGTTCATAGCCGGCATAGCGGGTGAACGTGGTGTTGTTCGCATAGTTCAATTCCTGCACGATGGTGCGACCACCATCGAAAGTGTCCTTGAACTTGCGCTGGCTCAGTTGAACCAGGATAGCGTTGTTGCGTGTTACGTTGTCAGCAAGCTCGCCCGTGCGATTGCGCAGGGTGGTCGTGACAATCTCGCTCAGGTTTGGCGAGGCCATAATCGGTTGCTCCGGTTGTCAGGTTCATGCCACCTGACCCCCGATCACTGCCCGTAGCTCGTCATCCAGCGACCTATCCTTCCACGATCCGTGCCCGTTCATCGAGCCGCCCGGCGCGCTGTCCCTGACAGACGCGGAGGCGGCACGCGCGGCACGTGCCCTGGAAGTATCGGCTTTTCGGATTTCGTCTTGCGCGGCCTTGCGCTCTGCTGCAAACCGTTCCTCACGCAACTTGGGATGGGCTAAAACAGCCGCATCGTATGCCTCTTTCATTGTCCGTTCCGGGTTGGCCGTCATCAGATGCCCCATATCCTTGCGGACGACATCGAAATGCGGATAATCAGAATTGGCACGAAAGGCGGCAATGTCTGCCATGAGTTTCGCAGTTTCGGCGCGATCGCGCTCAGCTTTGGCACGATCGCTTTCCTCAAGCATCCGATCGACGCGCGGATCGCGCATCTCGACCGGACGACTGGGGGCCGCTGGGGTAGCAGGGGGATCAGTCAATAGGTCTCTGAGGTCGTATCCCACCGCTGCGGCCATCTGCACCAAGGCATCGCGCGGATTGACACGAACGGCTTGTTCCCATCCCAACAGGCGCTCAAGCGCCTCGGCCGGGTGGGTTATACCTGCATCGCGCATCCGCTGCTCATGCGGGGCGTAGGCTTGTCGGTAACGGTCGATCTCTTGCGTTTCGGTTGCCCGTTCTACCAAAGCCGCGTGCATGTCGCGCTCTCGGCGGGCCACAGTTTCCTGCGCCTCGAGAGAAAGAGCATTCCACGCGGTTTCCGACCAAGCGTCCGGCCGGTCTGTGCCGGCGTCCGCCTTGGGCTGGTCGGTGTTGGTGTCGTCCTTGGCCTCGGCCGGCGCGTCGGCGCTCTCTGCCTTGGCAAATCGTCCGGTTTCGTCGCGCTTGGCGTCGGTGCCAGCGGCGGTTTCGTTGTCCGGGTCCCGTGCGACCTGTTCATCCCACGCAGCGCGCAGGACGCTTTCCAGGTCTTCGCCGGGGGATGCGGCTTCGGTGGGTTCAGCGGGGGCGGATGTGGTTTCGCTCACGGATACACCGATGTCTGTGCACCGGCGAAATCACCCTCAAACAACCCCGGCACCGGGTCAGGCCGATAGCCTTGCTCCACCATCTGATAAGCCTCGGCAACGTCCGCGTCCGTGATCGGCGACACCGACTGCGGCGCGCGGCGCGTTGGCACGTCGTTGCCAAGCTCCTGATACCCGGTTTCCTTGTTCATCCGGCGCCACGTTGACTTGCTCTCGGTGGCCTTGCCCGTGCCTGGATGCCAGCCGACGCTCATCGTGTCGCGGTGGATCGCAGGCGCGACAGATACGCGCGGCGCCCTCACCGCTTCAACCCACTGATCATTGTGCCAGATGAATTTCGCCATGTGTGCCACGTTATGTTAAATCAGGGGGAAGTGCAACCATCACGCGCGGGCCGGCTTGTCGGCGACCTTCTCCTTGATGTCCAACTCCCGCGCCCGCAACGCCAGATCAGCCGCGTCGAGCATCTCTTGGTGCGTCTGCGCCCGATACCGCAGATCAGCGTCACCCGCTTCGATCTCGGCCGATTGCGCGGCCAAAACGTGTTCCGTCATGTCCTGCGCATTTTGCGCCTCGGATTGCGCCGCTTCGTGCTGCAACTGAACGCCGGCAATCTGCGCTTCGATCTGCTTTATCTGCAACTGGACCTGGGCAATTTGCAGATCGGCCTGCGATTTCATCTGCATCGACTGCATCCGCATCTGTTCGACCTGCATCGACGCTTGGCTTTCAGCCTGCTTGATCTGGATATCCGATTGCGACTTCGCGGCGGCGGCCTGCGCCTTGATAACCTCGGGATCGGGCGGCGGCGGTTGCTGCGCCATCATCTCCATGTGCTTCGTCAGGCGCGTGATGGTGTCTTCCAACACGGTCTCCAGTTCCAGGCCGATCGGAAACCCACGCACGCCAAACATCAGCATCTTGCCCAGCGCCGGGATCAGGATCGGCGCCAAGGTCGGCGGGATCAATAGCGCTTTTTCGATGAACGCGCTCACCGCCGCCAGGAACTCAACGCGCGCCTGCTTTTGCTCCAGTTCATCGGCCTGGATCGTGGACTTATCCTCGATCTCAATGCGGAAATCACGCAGCCGGTTGTTCCGCAGAAGCGAGACGGCTTGGTCGAACATCGGAACCGGTGGTGGCATGGCGGGCATGGGGGATGGCGCACCCATACCCGCCACTCCGGCCAGTGGGAGCCTTTCCGGGGCCGCACTGCCCGGCGGTGTTCCCATCTGCATCGGGGGCGGCCCACCCATCGGCGGCCCGCCATTGTGCCCCATCATGCTATCTCGCTCGTCCTGCGCAAGCTCGCTCTGATCCCAGCAGGACATCTCCCGCAACGTCTCAGGCCCAAAATGCTCCGCGATGATCTCGCCCGTCATGCGCAGGCAGTCGGTCACATATTCGGCCATTTGCGCCTGCCGATCACTTAGGCGCAACGTGGCATACTTGCCCTTGGTCCGTATCTCGGTGGCCGTCTTGTCGCCGCTGGTGGTCTCCGCGCCCCGGATCACGTCACTGATGCCCGTGATCTCGTAAAGGTCGCTTTTGACCTGCGCGCGGGCGTTCAGCAGGCTTTCGAGCGTTTGCACCATGTCCAGAGTAGGCAGGAAATCGATGGAGCCTTTCAGCCCCTGCTTCTCAGCAAATTCCAGCCAGTCCGTGACGGCTACCAACTGATTTTCGCCGGTATCGTTCAGCAGGTTGGCGATCTCGGCGAACTGCGAGTTGTAGACGCCGGCCACCTTGATCGCCTTCGTGACGTTCCGAATGCGCTCGGTCAACTCATTCAGTTGCTCAGCCTGCGGCCCGTATTCCTGATAGTCCGGCACAGGGACCAAAGAGCTATCCGTCAAAGTGGCAAACAGCGGGCGCGGTGTCGGGAAAAAATCGCGTAACCCTAGCGGATCGTCGCGGCTGTCCAGTATCTTGTCGTAGTCCTGCGCCAGCCAATGCACCTTGCGCGTGGCGATATCCCAAACCTCATACACCCGCGCCCGGTCGAAAATGCTATGTGCCTCCTCGGGCCGATGGGCGTTCTTCTGCCGGTCAGGCATCCACACCAATGGCACATCGCGGAACTGTTCTCCGAACCGCTCCACGCCATCTTCCATCGTCATCCGCACTTCGCGCGCCACCCACGTAACGCTTTCCCAGTTGGGAGATGACGAATGCAGAAAATCCCGGCGCCGGACGAAATCCCAGCAAACCTCCTCCTCCTCGACGCGCTCGCCTTGCTCCTCGCTGTCTTCCGTGATCTGCCCGACCTCGACGGTATCGGCTTCATACCGCGCCCACAGCACGCCGCGCCCATACATCAGGTAGTCATCGCGAACCTGCTTCAACTTGCGATCCAGTTTGCCCGCCTCGGCCGTGCTTTCGATGCACCGCCGCAGGATCATCGACGCCGCACGCCCCACCGGGTCGCGGTCGGCATACTTGCGCGCCACTACCGCGACCGGCGGCCTGGCATAGATCGCCGGCTTCAACGTCTCGACGTTGGACCACAGGATGCTGAACGCCACTTCGCGGTTTTGGAACGCCTGCTTCCCGCCCCGGTAGATGCGTTCGATCATGTCGCACACACGCCACCAATCGTAGCAGTCAAGGCGAGCCTGATCGAACTCGGCAAACCAGCGCGCGGCCGGCGTGGCAAAGTCAGCCGGGCTTTCGACCTGTTGCGCCATGTTGCCGGGGCGGTCGCTCATTCAGCGGCGGCTTGGGAAGAAAGCGGGAAATTATGAAGCCCTTTTTCTTGTGCCGGCGCATCCTGTTGCGCCACCTGCCCCCGGATCGCATCCATGATCGGCGCCGCCCATTCCCACGGCGCCTTGGACACGGCAGCGCAAATCCCCTGCACCATGCCCGCCGACAACGTCAGCGTGTAGGTTTTCTGTTCCGTCATACCAATGCCACGGCGTTCCACACGCCGCCCCCTTGTGAAACGTAAAGCGTCGTCCCGATGCCGCCGCCCGTCCGCAGATACAGCGAACCCCTCGGCGTGGTCGTGCCCGGAACACCCGCGCCCGTCGTAATCGTCGGCCCCGACGCGCCCATGATGATCGAACTGCTGAACTGCGTCGGGCCGGTTATGCTGATTGTAGTCGCATCGGACGAAATCTTCGTGTTGGCCGAGGTATCGAGCGCGATGTCATGCCCCGTTGCCAACCACATCCCGTGGGCGCCAGCGTCTAGTGTGCTTTCTCGGGTATCGAACACCGACTGCGTGTGCTTCGCACTCGCCTTGTAGGACGTTTTGATCTTGGCAGACGTGCCAGTGAAGGATTGGAACGCATAGGACGCCTCCATGCTGACTGCCGCGTCCGTCTTGCTGACGACGACAACCACGCCGCGCCGGCCGGCGTTAGAACTGTAATCGTCGAGACCCGCCGCCTCGATATCGACTTCCAGCCCGAGCAACACCGCGCCCGTCGATGACGGCTGGGTGCTATCATCTCGCGCTTCCATGATAGCGCCCCATACCACGCGAGTTTCGCCCGGAGCGGCGCCGGATGCCAGGTTCTGCCCCTGGAAATAGCCCGGCACCACCCGGCCAAGCGTCGATCCCGCTTTGATGACGCCTTGATGCAACGTCGTGTAATGCTCGGTCGGGCCGCTGTTTGTCTGAATAGAACTCCGAAACCGGGTAGCGAATGTGATAGCATCCGTTGTGTCAGTGACGAAGGCGGGCACATCCAGTGTTGCCGCAGAACCCGCGATTATCGCCCTGCCGCCGCTTACAACTGTCCCGCCAAGCTCTGTTGTGCCGCCGCTGCCCTGGATCAGCAGATTGGTCCGGGGCGTCCACGTCGAAAGCGTCACCGTCGCGCCCGTGCCGTAGGCGGTGCCATTACGATTGACCGGCGTGATCGCCACCGGCGTGCCAACGGTCGATGTGCGCCACCCGGCCCGGATCAGCGAAATTGCCGTGATGACGCCCGCCGTTTGAGCGGTCACCTTATACAAGTTGCCGTAAACATCCTCGGCCATGTCGTTGACCGACCACAGCGTGCCGCCGTTGCTGATCGTGATCGCCGTGACCTGATGGTAGTTCAGGTCAAGATCGGCGCCCGTTGACGTGCCGCGTAGCGACGCCGCGCCAACCTGGATTTCGCCGCCGTAGGTGTCGCTCGGGTTGATGCGAACGCCCGCGCCTCGCAGCAGATACCCCCCACCACCCGGCGCGGTGCCCGTGAAATTGCCTTGAAGCCCGTCAATGAACCCCGCGCAATCGTTGGGGTAGGTTGTGAGCGCCCCCGATCCCGACCGGATCGCAGCCAGCACGCCCGTGCTTTTAACCGGCCACGCGCCGCCAGAAACGCCGCCAAACGATAGGACAACATCCCAGCCCTTGTCAGCATATGACCCGCCCGCCGTCAGATGTTGGCTTGACCACCCGCCGCCGATATTCGCCCCCCACCGAGGCGCACCGGTCGCATGGTCGCTTTCATGCGCCACCTGCCAGCCGATAACGCTCGCAACGGTCGCGGTGTCGGCAACGGTGGTGTTTGCCTCCCACCCGACCACTGACCGGTAGCCAACGGCGGTGCCAGACAGCCGCGCCTTAAACAGCCCGCCGTAGTGGTTCCCAAGGCCGAACTGGGTCAGGCTAAGGCCGCTGGAACTGCCGCCGGCCGTGACGGTCGATGTCGCATGGCCGGACACCCCGACCGATCCATCGCCGCCGTCAACCAGCGTCGTGGCCTCGTTCCGGAGCACCAGGCCAAAGACACCGACGCGCCCGCCGGTCTGCCCGGCTTTCAACTGGCCCTGACCCGACAAGTAACAGACACCGCCGTTATTGACCGCGAGCTTGTCGCTGTTGGTGCCGAACTCGGTCAGTTCATACGAGCCAGTGTAGCTGGATGTGCCGGCCAACGATTGCTTGATGTTCATTAGCGGCGCGAGTGTCGTAGATCCACTCAACGTCTGCGCGGTGGTGTAGGACGTATAAGACCGCCCCTTGATGTTGCCGCTCACGTCGAATGCCACGGTTGCCGTTGTCGCGTCCGGCCCGACGTTGAACTGATGCGGATCGGCCGTCGTGCCGGCCTGATACCGCGTGTCCCAGATGGTGTAAGGCGAACTGCCGGATGTATTATACATCCGCAGCCGCATACGCTCCAGGTCGCTCAAAGACAGCAACGCCCGCCGGTTTGCGGCGGTGTAGTATTCCGTGCCGCGCTCGCCCGTGCCGTCGCCGATCATCCGCAAGATCGCTTGGGGCGTCGTGGCTGTGCCGATGGTGGCGATCCAGTCCAGATCGGCCATGATCGGGTGCAACCACTGATCGCCGTCCCAGAACTCGTAAAGCTGGGTATCCTCGGCAAACCCAAACAGGCCGGGCCACACCGTCGCCGGCCGATAGGTCGATTGCCAGGGTGCGCCTTCGGACGGCGGTATGACCTGCGACACGCTCTGGGGATAGGTGACGCTATCGGGGGAGGTTGTCATCGCCGCCGCATCCTCGGCCCCAGCACGCCATGCCGCTGCCTCGGATACAGGTCCGGGTCCGGCTGCATCGACACCACCGGCGGCGGGTCATACAGCACCGGCGGCAAAGGCATCACGCGAGATGCGGTTTCGTCCGCGATCTCCGGCGCTCCGATCTCGACGTTGAACGGCTGCGGTTGCGAAAAGTCGATCATCACACCACCGATTGCCCTCGGGTGAAGTAGACCGCCGCCGTCCCGGAATTGGTAATACCGGCAGCGTAGAGCGTGCCCTCGCCCGGCACGTTGATGAACTCGACCGTCAACGGCAGGACCGGCATGGACGTGGTGCCAACCGCCGTGATCGTGCTTGTCGGGCTGACCGCCACGAACGCCAGGACGGACCCGGTGTTGACGATCCGCAGCACGTCACCACTGCCCGTGATCGTGGCTTGTAGCGTGCCGGTGTTGTCGAAGGTGCGGTTCTTCGTGCCGGCGGTGAGGGGGGCGAACGGCGTCATTTCATCACCTTGAAATGCCGCGCCACCTTGTCGTCACCCAACACAGCCTTCGCAATGTGCATGGGAAGCTCGATATGCACGCGGAGGATTTGCGCCAGCTCCCACGCTGTCATGGATTTCTGTGCCGTCGAAGCGTCAAACAGAACCCACCCTTCGGCGCGCTCCTCGGTGGTGCCGAAACACGTCTCCGTGGTCACATAGTCGCGCTCCGCCAGGTCGGGCGGAATGACCATGTTGACCTCGGGCGCGACCTTTACCGGCGCGGCCTCGGCCGGCTCAGCCACAGCAACATCACCCACCACATCGCTCATGCCTCATACCTCCAAACGGCGGGATCGTCGTCCGATCGCGCGCCAATCTTCCATTCCAGCCAGACGAAAGCATCATTTACGCGGCGACCATCCGATCCACTTATTTCGTTCACGCCAATCGGCGGCCCAGCATTCCTTTCATGCCGAACAGCGATAGGGTGATCATTTTTCTCATCCTTGATTTCGAATACCAACGCCGCGCCGTCGATGATATGCCCCGGCAGCGTGTCGAACACGCTCACCAGTCTGGGATTACCCTTGATCCCAAGACGCTCCACCAAATCGGCATAGGATAGCGTGACGACGGCTTTTCGGATCATTGCCTACGCCTCCAATTGTCGCCGCTCATCTTGTCAAGGTCCCGCATTGTCGCCTGATTAGCGCGCCCTACGGACAATATCCGATCCGCCGGCTTTTCCGGCGCTTTGACCTGCTCCCGCCAGCCAATGGCGAGGTAGCGGAAAGCATCCGCTCCATGGCTTGCCCAATTGTGCAAAGGTGTGTCCGAGAAGCGGCTCATCTTCTCGTTCCACTCTTTCTGGTAAGCCTTCAAAGCCTCCAAGCCCTGTTGCACCGCCGGAGAGGAGTTGAACTCGCAAAGAGGGATTAGGAGACGCGCCGAGTTGATGCCATCCATCAGCTTGTGATCCGGCACCAGTCGCGGGTTCAGCCCCAGCCTCGTGATCGTCTCGACGCGCGTTCGGTTGGCTGTCCATTCCGTCACCTTCGCATCATGCGGGAGCCACGTTATGCCCCGCTTGTAGCCGCGATCCTGCACGAACTTAACATAATGTGCCGCATCCTTGCCATGGTTCTCGTAATAGTCAACCACGCGAACCCGGAACCCGTCCGTCTGGAAGAACCAGATCGCCGTGCTGTCCCGCATCCCGATGTCCCAGGCGTCGTGCACCGGCATGGTGGGGTCGATGGCGAGCGGTCGCACCCGGCCGTCGCGCTCCGCCGCTGCAAGCTCCGCGCCCCAGTAGGCGCCGAGGATCGCGGCGTCAAACGAACACATATATTCCTGCTCGAACAGCGCATGGCCCATGTCCTCGCCATACTGTCCGATCAACTCCCGCCGCTCAGCCGCCAGAGCCTCGGGCGTGAACACCGTGGTCTGATCAGCCCGCGTCACCTCCGCGAACGCCTCGGGATCGTCGGCGAACGTGTCAAGCGTCCGCTTGGCGTGGTTCTTCCCTCGGCTTGTCGTGATAAACAGCACCCATCCGCCGTTTTCCCGCAGGATCGGCGACAGGTAAGCCCACGCCGCCGGGTTGTTGATGGCCCATTCCGAAATCACGATGCCGATCGGTGGTGAGCCGACCAAGGCATTGAAGTTGTCGCTCCCCACCACCTGCCACGACGAGCCGTTCTTGAATCGAATGAACATCTCGTTTTCGCGGGTGACGGCTCGCAGCGCCTCCGGGAACGCCTCGTCGATGCGCCTCATGCCGGTGCGGGGGTTCACCGCGTCCCAGATGGCTTTCCGGGCTTGGTTCGCCTGGGGTAGCATGTGCCAGTAGGTGCCGACGCGCATGTGAGCTTTGATGGCGGTCATGTGCAGGCCGACATCGTCTTTGCCCCAGCGGCGATGCGCAATTTCACACGCCCGGGTGCCGCCGTTCATGAGGTAACGCCACAACCGCATCTGATCGCGGCGCGGCTCCCAACCGTTCGCCGGTAGGGTTAGGTCATGAGTGGTGACGTCAAGTGGCATTGGCCAGCAAATACAGAGCGGCAAACACGCCGGACGCCAGGATGATGGTGACGGCGGCGTTCGTCATGGCCGTCTCGACAAGCTCGCCAGCACCGCATTTTGTTCCAACATCATCCTGCCAATCTCCCCCGACCTGTTCCGCAACGTCGTCTCTACGATCTCAGAAAGCGTCGGCGTGTCAGCATCCAGCAGCATCCGCAGCGCGTGGATATGCTCCTGAATGTCCGCCTTCGTGGATCGGCGCGGGTTGAACCCACGCGCCAGCCGCCGCGCTGCGGTCTCGGCCAGTTTCTGGCGTTCGGCGATCAGTTCACGCTTGGTTTTTCTCATGCCACCACCATCGGCTTCACCATATCCCGAAACCACCTCGGCCGAAGCTCCAAATACGGATCAACCGCACTGATCCAGCACTCACGCCCATCGCCCGCGTGCGTGCCCCACAGGCCGAGGATCACATCCGGATTGCCGGCCTCCATCATGCGGTAGACCCGGTCGCGCGGGCACTGCTTGATGTCCGTCCAGTCCGGTGCGAGCGGGCGCCAGGCGCCGTCATCTCCGAAGTAGCCGGCGTAGAGGTCAGGCATTGTAGTCCCTCACCACCCGCTGATGCGCTGCATCGTGCGTAGCACGCTCGGAGAGGCGGGCTTCCGCCACTGACTGCCACTCCGCCTTATCCTCCGGCGCAAGCTGATCCCATGGCGTCCGTCCGGGCAACCGCGCATGAACCGCCTTCCCCTCGGGAAACATCTCCTCGGCCGGCGCGACTGGATCGGCGTCGCCAGGATCGGGGTCTACATGCGCCACCTCATTGGGTAAGCGGACCGCTTCCGCGATCTCCTCCATTTTCTTGACTGCCTTGACCCACAACTCAGACCTCGCCACCAGCCACCCCACCGCATACACCACGTCATCGGCCGCCGGGTTTATGGTGGTAAGCGCCGCCGTGAACGCCTCCAGGTCGCCACCAAGGCTGCCGTCACCGTGCAGCGTTACCGCCGCGTCGCCGAAGCGGAGTTCCACGGTTTTGTAGGCGGGTTGGGGCAGCACATCATCATCATCCATTGGTGTCATCATCCTTCCCGGTGAAATTCTTAATCGTCACGTTGATCGGCTGCGTCTTGGTTTCTTCGTCCGGCTGGCGATCGCGCCACTCTTGCGGCCTGCGGTTCTTTAACCAGAAGATGCCAGCGGTCGTATCCGGCGCCATGTGCTCTCGGTAGGGAACCACCAACGGAGAACCATCGGAGTTGAATATCTTGACGGTATCGTAAGTGTAGCCCGTGGCTTTTGCATACAGGCTTCGCTCAACCCTGTCGTCTGCTACGTCTTTTCCGGCTTTTAGGGCCTCGCAAAAACTTTGATGGCTGATCTTCCACCGATACAAGGTGGCAATGTGAACATCGAAGAAATCGGCGAGTTCAACATCCGTTGCGCCCAACAGGCACAATTTGCGCGCCTGCTCATCATACTTGGGGCGATACAGCGTCGGGCGACCGGCCTCAGCCAAGGTGCAACCTCATAGTTTTCGGTTCATCGTAACATGGTTGGTGACAGGATACCACAATCCCGATACCTTCCGCCAACCCCCACGCTATCCCGTCTCCCGCGCCCGCTGGCGGCGTCTGGCGATTGGGCCGCTAGGGTGTGGGTGCGGGTGTGGCGTTTAAAGCGTCATGCCGCCAATCCCACCAATCTCAGCGCCTCACGCCCCGCCGGGCTGGTCGAGACCATGAATTTGCCTTTCGTCCACGCGACCTCGGAGATCGTGAGCAGCCCCCGCCGTTCCAGGTCCAGATAGACCGTCCAATCGCGCCGCGTCGGGCGGCGAAACTCGTAGCGGATATGGTTTTCCAGGATTTTGCGCTCCTGGCTGTTCAGTTGGTGGGTCATGCCCGATCCCCCTCTCCCAACACCCGCGCATGAAACACCTCCCACGGCTCGCACACAGCGCCCCACGACACCGGATGCAATGCGGGCATGGGCGACAGGTCGGTGCGGGTTGATCCATCCTCCCGCACGCTCCGGACGCTCCGGACGCTCTCCGGCGCACCCCACATGGCATGCCCCCTATCCCGCAGGACCAGAGCGCGGTTGTAGACGGTAGATTGAGCAACACCAAACGCGCTGCCGATCGTATCCCAGCTTGATTGCGCGTTCCGCATTCCGATCAGCTTCGCGTCGATGGCGGCGGTCCAGATGATGTTGCCTTTGCGTGCGTCCATGTCCGGTTCCTTGGCTGGGGTTGCTATCGGGTTGGCGTGGTCTCGTTCCATGACGAGCAACCAGCGGCGTGCGGTATATTCCGATATTCCTATTTGAGCGCCAGTTGCGTCGGTGGATTTCCCTTGCGCGATCATGTCGCGCAGTTTGGCCATCGCTTCCGGCGTCTTTTTCGTCGCGGTGTTGCCTACCCACACCTCGATGCCTTGTTTCCGAAGCTGATAGCTTCTCTCTTCGGCTGCCCTGACCGAGCATCCAATTTTAGCGGCGATGGCGGCGAACGGGGCTTTCTCGGCGCGCATCCGGATCAGGGTGGCGTCGGCTTCCTTGGTCCATGGGAACTCGATGCGGGCGGGTTTGGTCATTGAACATACGCCCTCGCGTTAGGGATTTCAGCCTCAATGTCACGCACGCTAATCATGACGATACCGCTGGCCGCGAACATCTGCCGAACCAAAGGTTCAGGAACGGCGCGTCCGGTGTATTCCCCGATCAGAAGGACCGAGCATCCGAGCCTTTGGGCCTGGCGCATAACGGTTGGATAGTCGTCCCCCATAGTTGGCTTGATTTCCACCTTAAAGGTTCGACTATAGTACATAATATTTTCAAATGATATTATTGCATCTATGCCTTTTTGCTCAAAAACAACCTTTGATAATACTCCGGTTGCTTTCTCTGTATTCTCAGCTTCTATTCTGGCTTTCTCGCCATTTATTTTATCAGATGCTTTTTCCGCATCTTTTATGGATTGTTCGGCTGCAATCGCCTCAGCCATAGTTGCAAATTTTGTGTTGCTTACCCTCCATCCTTCAACGCGATACCACCCATTTCCCTTCCACACAGATTTGAAAGCTTCTTCCCCTGCCCATTTCACACGTTCATTTTTTTCATCGGCGATCAGTCCAGGATAAGCGGCAGATACACACGCGACACGGAACACCGGATCGAGAAACCGCGCCTGAATGACATTGTGTTCCGGGCTATCATCGGTCCCGGCACCACGGGACAAGATAGCGGCGTGAAGCTCCGCAAAACGTTCAGCCACCCATCCCTGGGCAGTGATCCATTCCGCGTAGGCTGGGTCCTTTTCCAGCAGTTCCGCGACGGTTGCGCCTTTGTGTTTTCCGAACGGGATGACGATGGCGCTCGGAACAATCGAAGATTGCGGCGGGATTTTCACGATTGACGTTCCTCAGGTTGGGTTTCAGCCCATGCGTCTAAGACGCGCCGAATGACCTCTGCAGTAGTCACTTGAAGCCGGGATGCCTCTTTTTTGAGAAGGCTTGATTGACGCTCAGACAGGACAATGGATGTTTTTGCGCGTTTCATGGGTGGATTATAGAACCTAATAAGCGCCAATCAACCTATAAGTTTCCGTTTCCTCCGTTTCCTCCGTTTTTTCCAACCCTTCGTAAGTGAAAGGTATGTTAATATAACATACCATATATGTGTATAACACATAGATACATATAGAAAAGAGTGGCCAAAAACGGAGGAAACGGAGGAAACGGAAATGTTCACTATTCATTTTCATGCCTGCCTTACAGACCAGGCCACCTTCCCGCCGTTCCCCGGAACCTTTGCAATCAGCTTCAAATTCCCAACGCGCAAATTTCGGTTGCGAGTAAGCCACTTGCCGAGCCGTCGAGGGGAAATCTGACCATTTTTGTCGGTGGCTATTTCCAAACATGCTGCTTTGAAATCAGCATGAATAAACTTCATTCCAGACGTTTCCTCGGCCAGTTCGATCAGCCTTGCCACGGTGTAAAATTCTGATTTCGGATTGCCGTCCTCATCCGGCAAAACAGGCCAAGATACAAAAATAGCCTCGCGTTCCTCGCGTATCGGGTCCTCAGCTCGCGCCATGTCCATCGACGCGCATGGATCGCCACACCCCAGCCACGCTAACGCGCTCCGAACCAGATCGGACCACCGCTCGAAGCTGGGCAGCGAGGGAAGCTGA